CTGTACTCTAGCATGTTCACCATTAATGTCTGTGTCACCCCAAGTATCACCTGTCTTAACGCTAGGGTTTAAAACATGTCTATGAAATGATGATGACAAAACTGCTCCATCTTCTTTGACTCTTGTTGCTGTGCGTACTTGCACTTGCCCCATTTCCATTACTTCAATCTTGTCTACTACTGTTTCTTTTGTTAATGCCATTCTATTCTCCTGTTGTTAAATGTCCGTTCTAAGAATCCACTTAGAATAATTAAGATGTCATATAAGTAAAACTACCTTGAATAACTACATATGATTGTGTATTTTCTTTTACTACATCATTAGGTACTGAATAATAATTTCCTCTCCCATCTCCTAAATACATAGTGGCTGAATTATGTTGCCAACCTATTGAGATATGAGATTCATTTTCAGTTCTGCCACTTACTTTAATAGAGCGTGTTATTCCCGATACAAAACTTCCAGTTCCTAATGGAGTAAACGGAAGGTTTGATGTAATAGTTACTGAAGCATTAGTTGAGCCTTGTACATTCCAAAAAGGTTGAGTAGTATCATAAGATAAATCTACTGTAACCATATTACCAATTTTTGTATATCTACAATTATTACTAGCAGATTGCCCCCCACTTGCCGATAAGGTGACAGCAAAAGTACCTTCCTCATAATCGTCTAAAGTATTGGCTGCTCCTGTTCCTCCTATGGTTAAACCACTACCTAAAACTAAATTTCCTGAAGGTATGTATACATTACCATTTGTTTTTTTAATCCACAGTTTTGTACCACTATTATAAATATGGAAATCTTCATCATCACCATCGTGTAATGAGCCACGACCTTGACCTAGTTGCCAAGTTCCATCTTCACTTACCATTTCAAGTTCAGCACCAGTTGTAGTGCCAGTTTTAGTATTTTGTATTCGTATCTTAGTAGAGTTTCCACTTCCTTGAACATGCAGTGGTTCAGATGGACTTGTAGTTCCTATTCCAATTTTTTCATCTGAAGTAATAGTCATAGCTGTAGCATTAGCACTACTTACAATTCCGTCTACACCACCACCTAAAGTAACATCTTCATCGGGTAAAGTAATTGTTCTGTCATTATTAGTGTTAGGCGAGGTAATAGTTAAAACACCTGTTCCACTTGCATTACCTTGAAATTTAATTTTACTCATAATTCTCCTATGCTAATACCCATGTGCTTCCACTCGGTATTGTAACACTTACTCCACTTGCAACACTCACAGGACTTGCTGAAATTAAGTTGTTGCCCGAAGCGACAGTATAGTTACTTGATATTGTGTGTGCGTGTTCCCATCCACCATTAGTCGTTACACTACCTGTTGAAATCGTAGTCCAAGATGCAGTTGTACCGTTTGTTGTTAAAAACTTACCACTATTATTAGTCTGTGTAGGCAAAGCATCAACAACTGCCCATGAAGCTACACTACCATTTGTTGTTAAGAATTTTCCACTATTGTTAGTTTGACTTGGTAAGGTTGTTATGCCAGTTAAAGCAGAGCCATCTCCTGCAAACGCTGTCGCTGTAGCAGTACCTGTAATTGTGACACCACTACTTGTTGTTTGCAGTTTTACATTTGAGCCATCAAACAGCTTTTTATTAGCATTTGATATAGTTATCTTTTTACTTGTTCCACCATCATTGACGATTAGTTCTTCAGCACCGTCTGATGTCGTTAAGGCTGTTAGTTCACTAATCTTTTTATCTGCCATTATCCTGTCCTTTTCCAAAAGTAAACCACAATATATGGTTGTACTATATCTATATTATTAGAGTGAGTATGTCCTTGTCCACTACCTTTAGAACCAGTATTTCTTGCACTACCACCGCCAAAACCACTCCAAAACGGGTCTAAAATGGTTATTTGCCTGTCATCAATAGAAACATTAAAAGACACTTGTTGACCCATTGAGTGCGTGTGTGATGGTAATTGTGCTTCTGTTAAACTTGTGCTACCTGTCGTATTAGTATTAGTTTTTGCACCCCCTGTTTCTTCTACAGAGTTAAAGTCAGCATCACCTGAATCAAGACCAATTAATGTACGACCTGCACCAAATGAAACCCAAGTTGTACCACTCATTCCTGCTAAAAGAGTTGCAGGGTTAGTGCTTACAACTGAAGTAAACACACTTCCAACAGGGTATATTTGCGTCATTGCTACACCTAAAGATGTCTGTCCTGCTAATAAATTTAACTCACTTGTTGTAGCTGTTACACCATCAAGTTTGTTTAATTCTTCATCACTTGCAGTAACATTTGCGTTTACATTAGGAAATCTAGTAGCTAATATAAGTCCTAAATTAGCACTTGTTAAATCACCTACCTCAATCCAAGCTGAGTTACCGCCATTTCTTATTTTTAATATACCTGTGCTTGTATCTGCCCATAACTGATAAGCATAAGTTGTACTAGGTGCTGTTGACCCACTATTTGCACCTGCTATCGCTGTAAGTGCTGAGTTAATGTCTGCTCTAACTGCCGACCCAGTACCGTTATCAATTATGTAATCGTGTTGACTCATACTGCTCTCCCGAATCCTGTGGCAATCCAGTTAATTGGTTTTGACACATTTTGATTGTTGTTATTATCGTATATTATAATGCTAAAACCTGTCCTAGATTCATTTGATAGAGTCCAGTATTGGTGGTCATCCATATTTAACGCAGTAATTCCTAAGAATGGTGTTTCTTTAAATGGATTAGCGTATGTAACATTTAAGCCACTTGTAGGTACAGTAACATTGTTTGCCCTTTCGTTTCTATCGGGCATATCAATTGTTATGCCTAGTGTAGATATATCTAAGTTTCTTGATGGGTCAGTTGTTGTTGCTATAACTTTAAATTGAAATGCTCTAGCATGAAAGTCACCAATAACTAAAGGTTGCCATTCGCTGTATGTAGGACTGCTGTTTGGATTGTCTGTAGTATGTCTAATCCATATTTCAGCATTAACTTTGTCAGAAGGCTCACCATCCCAGTTGCTCCATGTGTCAACTAATGATGTTCTGCTGTCAATTAAATCTGACGCAACAAAACCCGAATAAACAAGATTTGATGCAACACGAGATGTATATGTAGCACCTAAGTCTGGAGTTGTACCAAAATAATACTCACCGTAAGAATCTGCAAGTCCTGTTTGACCATCTTCTGTTTCAATATCAAACAAACCATCTTGTGTAACTAACTGGTCACCTGCTTCGGTTAAAACAAAAAACGGTGCTTCAGCAAGTCTAATTACATTGCCGACTTTAACCATGTCATCTAACACACCACCAAAACTTGGTGACTCTGTTTGTGTCAAAACAACATTAAAGTCTAAAATATTTGGAACAGTTGTTATAGCATTTGTAGAATTTACAGAAAAGTTACCTGCCGAGTCTACAGCCTTAATCATGTAAGTTCCTGCAAGTAGAGGTAACACGGTGTGCGTTGTTGTTCCTGATGATGCCTTACCGATGTTCGAGCCACCTGCCCACACAGCACCTGTTGTCAGATTACTATGTCTTACTCGTATAAAGCCACCATGCAATACATCTAAATCTTCAGACCTATCCCATTCTAAGTGTGCCGAGCCATCAATTGCTCGTACAGAAAAGTTATTTAAAGATGCAGGTGGTGTTGTCAAACCTGCCATTACATGAGTTGTTGTTGTGTATGCTGAACGCACTCCAACTGTATTAACTGTTCTAACTCTAAATGAAAATGAACCTGCTTGTAGATTATTAACTTCAGCTGTGGTTTGCCTTGTTTGTGTTACAAAGTGAAAAACACCTGTGCTGTCTGCATACTCAACCTCATATGAGTCTATAAAAGCATTATTTGGTTTTGTCCATGAGAGATTTGCTCTTACCTGTGCTCCTTGACTTGTATTAGTAACATACAATTCTTCACTCACAACTAAGTTTACTGGTATACCGATTTGCGTGACATCAGGTAAATTTGTGTTTGGTGCTGTATCGCTTACAAAAATCGTACCAAAATCATACGAGTCATCTGAATATTCAACTGCTGTAACTCTCACCTCATCATTGTTTTGCAGTGCCAGTTTTATAATCCTAAATTTTTTACCTGCATTTGCATTTAGGAATTGCCAACCAACTGTAGAGTGTTTTATATAAACCACATCACCAACTTCTGCTCTTAGACCTTCAACAGTTGCTAAAAATTCACAACTTATTTTTTGTCTTGATTGGTTTAAGTTGACAGTTGTAATCATTTTTGCTCTGTCAATATCTGTTGTGTATGGCAGACTAATTGTTTTTTCTAACAATAATCCGTTGTCAATAGTTCTCAATGATGATGACTCAACAACAGCAATGTCAGGTTGATAATTTTTATTTTCGTTAATAAAGTTTGCTCTGATTCGGTTGTATTGATTATTTTTAGTTCCAAGAGATATAGTCCACGCACCAAGAATATTATCTTCATCAAAAGTAAAATTAGCTGTTTCAGGCTTATCAATAATAATCTTATACTTTCCACCACTAAACACAAGAAAACCTCTGCAAGATGTAAGCAGTTGCTTTAAGATGGTCATTGAGCCTTGTGAAGTGTTGACTAAACCGTTTGTGGTATATCTTTTCTTAGTAACACCACCAATAGTCACCGTTGCATCACAATAATTAGCTGAAGCAATAAAAGAAGCATCATCAATTAAAGATGTTTCAATACCTCGACCATACCTTGTATTTGTCAAATAATCTCTAATACATAGAATTGGATTATCAGACCAAGCTGTTGTGCTATTTCTTGGGTCATAAACTTTTGTGCCTTTTATGTCAGCAGTTATAGTTGGCAAACCACCTGAGTAAGCATCTTGGTCAAACTTTAATTTACAATAAACATACGCTGTGCCTCGCAGTCTATGATTTGATGTCCAGTTTGGCACATCAGCAACTAAGTTTGAGTCAGCAGTCTGATTATCTGCACCTGTGTGTGTATAGACATTTAAGACACCTGAAAATCTTGAGTCAGTTGATATTATGTCATTTAGATAAACATTCTCAAATGAGTTAATTTCGCCCTCTGTCATAGCAATAACAACATGAAGATACTCATTATCAGTACCGCTTGTTTCCATAAACACACGAGTTCCACCAACTTTACGCAATCCGTAAACAACTGGGAGTGGAGCATTATTTGAGGCTTTATTTAGTAACGCACTAGCTTGTTGTTGTGCAATTTGGTCTAATTCTTGGTCTTGTTGTTCTTGACCTGATAAAGCACCTGCAATGACTGTGCCTACAACTGCTCCGACAATTTGTCCAGTTACACCACCAATTGCACCTGCAATATAAGTAGAGGCTACCGATGCACCTATTGATATAACACTTACTGCCATCTGACTACTCCTGTAACATTAGGTACTTCTCTTATATTGACTAATTGCACTCCATAATCTTCTGTCACTATAGCAACCTGAGAACCCATACAAACAGCAACGCTTCTCCATTTTTTCGCATGTGCTAAATCTTGTGCCATGATAATGATGTCACCTATTTGTATAAATTGTATGTTGACTCTTTTAAAACCCCATTTTAGTAAATGTTCATATATGTCACCATGTTTTTTTGCGTATTTCCACGCAGTTTTTTGGTCGTGCCATTTACCAACAAAGTCTTTTTTGTATTCTGTGTCAAGCATGATGTCAATTGCACCAAGCGTAAATAAAGGGCAATCATTTACACCAAACTCAAAAGGCAACCCTATTTGAGATTCAACATAATTTTTTAGTTTAATTTCAACATTTGGGTTCAACCTGCCTTCCCCCAAACAATATCTTTTACAATTTCAGAAGCATACTCAAAGCCTTTATCTCCTGCAAAAAATATCTGTTGTTCTTCGTGGTTTGTATGTCTACCTGTTTTGCGTGAAAAGTCGACCCAAGTGTTTGTAGCGGTTACTGATATTAAAGATTTTCCGCCTACAGGGTCATCTGTGATTACTGGTGCATCCATTCTGCCCTCAAAAATAAGCACAGGGTCAGCTATAAGAGTCTGAGAAGCATTTAAAAACGCTGTATATATTTTAACTGTTCGGTCAATGTACTCTTTATTAAGAAATCTTGAAATCATTGACTGGTCAACACCTGAAAGACTAAGTGTGACTTTACTTACAATCACTTGCACTTCTTCTTGAATATTAGAGAAACCCATAAAGTGACCAACTGCCACATAACTGTTGTTGCTGTAAGTTATGTCTTTGTAACCATCATTCATTCTGACGGTTTCATCATCAAAAATAACTTCTGCTAGATGAACAGGTCTATTAGCTGACTTTACAACCTCTTGTTGAAACGCTGTGGTTGAGCCTCTGTCCATTAAACAACCTCAATTAATTTAACACTGTAATTGACAAAACCATTAACACCCACAGTCATATTTTGTGTGTCAGATGTAAATGCCATAGTAAACGGAACTGCATTGTAGGTAATAGCTTCATTATCTGCAACAGCCTCATTAAGTGGTGGCTCGATAATTAAAGATGTTGAACCGTCTGCAACAACTGAGTAAACCTTATCATGACCTGCAAATTTAATGAAGTCACCTGCTTTAAGAGTTCCTGTAAGTCCGTCTGCTGTAATTGTAGATGTGCCTGCAACATAACCAACACTATTATTAACTAACAATGTACCTGTTGCTGTACCGCTTGAATTTGAATAAACAGGTGGTGTGTATGAAAAGCTACCGAACTGACCTTTTTGTTTTTGAGCAAATGCCCATAATGGTGCAAAGTCTGTTCTGTTAAGCGGTGGATAAGACGCTTCAATCTGCCAACGCTGACCACCTCTTGTTCTCACCTGTCGTTTAAGAGAGTGAGTAACACTTGTGTAGGTTGGGTTTACACTTGTTATAGATATACTATTTGCTATGGGGGATGTGGGAAAACTCATAAGGCTACCTGTTGACCGTTGCGTTCAAATGCCTGCCTCACAAGACCAACAATAGTAGGTGCATTTTCAGCAATAACCGTTTGTGCTGTTCTTGGGTCTAAAGCATTTACCTGTGGTGCATATGTCACATTAATAGTTTGACCACCACCTAATTGATTGTTTGGAACTATATCTCCTGACCTTTTCGGTACAAATAGTTCTGCACCTCTTTCACCAACCATGTAAGGTTGACCTGCATTTACATTACCACCATTTGCTCTAGGTGGTACATCTATACCTGATGTTCCAGTTATTGCACCACCAAAAGTATTTGTAACAACTCCTGTTATAGCTGAT